GTACTCGTAAAGCCATCCAAGTCCTTGCTTCTATAACTACAAGAGGCTGTCGGAGCAATTGCGAACGCTCTAACCATATTATTAGCCCTAGCCACTTCAGCGGCAGCTTCAATACCATATCTAAGTTCGCTGGCAAGATGTTCTGCTCTGGTAACAATAGATCCATGATTGTTTACGCATTGTAATGCTCTACCAAATTTCTCGTATGTTATCCCTTCTCTTGCAAGTAAATTTGCTAGACCGAGGATACCGAGGCCAACTTGTCTGTCGATATCACTTGGCAAATATTCTCCAGTTGTTCCGACACCTGTCCTACCATGGAGGCTGCACAGTTCGGACATACCTTCAGTGAAACCCTCTCTGAGTGTGTTGAGGCTACAGGCTGAGAGATTGACATGCTGTAACAAGCAAGTGCCTCGTGAGGGCAAGTAAACCTCAAGACAGACGTTGCCATAAATTCTTTCTCCGTTTTTATCGTGTTTAATTTTGTTTAACCATATGTCACCAGATTTGATGCCATATATTAAGGCTTCCCGTGTGAGCGAATCAGTGTTTTTCCACTTTTCGTCGTCAATATCGACACACCTCTTGACCCACGGGAGTTCTGATCTAGGAGTGGTAATGTAATCGACAATGTCAGGATGATCAATATCCAAATGAAGAACGATCGCTCCATTTTTGTATGTGCCCCCTCTGCGTAATATTTCGTTTAGTACTGAATAAATTTTACCAAAGGATACTGGACCAGATGCTGTTAATCCACGTCCATTATCGTCTCCTTTAGGTCTCAGTTTAGATAAATGTATTGCACACCCTGCACCATTTCGGAGGGCATGTGATGCGAATCTCCAGCTAGCCTCAATGCCCTCTGGACCCTCCATAGAGTCCTCGACAACAAATACAGTACAGCTCACTGGAAGTCTTGATTCTGGGTTATCCAACCATGATTGGACCCGACCAGTGCGGGAGATTAATTCTGTCATTTATATTAAATCCATTAATGTTGGTGGTTCATAGTCTGGTCCTTTAAGAACCTTTCCGTCATCTCGGTAAATTGGTTTACCATCTCTACCAAGTTTAGACATATTACTTTGATGTACTCTATCTAATGCTTCATCTAAGAACCAGCCCATGTTCTCAGCATACTGATAGCAAACGTAAACTAAATCAGCTAATTCTTTCAGAGCTTCGCTTGGATAGGTAGGATTATTATGCCATAGTTCTCCTTCAGCTTCTAGGAACTCTTTAAATTCCTCTACGATCAGATTCTTCTGATATGTACGCTGCTTCTTTGTATGAGAATTCTTCAGGTTGTATTTTGAACGGAATTCCTTCGCCTGACTGGATAAGAAAGTTTTCTTCATGGTGGAGTTCGTTTTGTAAGTAATGAATAGCTTTTTCTAGGTCTTCGCATCTCTTAAGCTGACCACCTTTATGACCAGCTCTACATATATATTTTATAGCATTTCCTAAGTGGAAGTTGAGTCCTTGGTCTCTAATAAAATCCCATACCTCGATGCTTCCTCTTCTATAGTAGTCCATTTTTTGAGTAGATTTGTGAGTGAATTACCTAATACAAAATTTTGTTTTTGTAAGGCTAAAAATAAAGTAATAATATCTTTTTTATGATCATGGTAAACAGAATTTAATCTATCTTCCAGTATCCTCATCCGTAAATCCTGTTCATATGTCAATTTTGTAATCGGGCTCGGGAGTCCAAAGTCTAACTTCTTGTTTTTCTGTGTCATAATCATCAATGGTTAGTATTTTAGCCAGTCTAGCGTTGAGGATAGCATCAGCTTCAGTGAGACCTTTATCTGTGAAAGCTTTGATAACTGTTTTCCAACTGTATCCCTCTTTATTGAAGAGAACTTCTGCTCTTTTAACTCCAATTCCAGGGACTCCGCCATATCCATCAGTTTGATCTCCAGAAAGACACTGGATAAGGTGCCAAGCTCTTCCGCCGTCAGGTGTGATTGTGAACTTTTCATCTAGATTGTATAAAGTACCAGGGATCTGTTTCATGTCCTTGTCTGGTGAAACTATTATGTTTCCTGGGTACTGGGTAGCATAAATGCCCATAGCATCATCAGCCTCTAATTCAGGCATAATGATAACTTCAAACTCAGTCTTGAGTTTATTTATGACACGTTTATACCCACAAGGCTTCTTACGATTTCGGTGGCCTTTGTAACTTGGTGAAATTTTTTTCCGAAAATTTTTAGTGTCAGAAAAGAATAGCTTTATATTTGGGAAGACAAACTCATCTCTAAGTTTACCTAATTCGGTTGTTGTTGCATTGTATGCGTCACTAAAGTTAGATGTAACAAGGATAACATCCTCGCCAAAATCTAATTCAGTCTCTGCTGCCGCACAGTTCTTGTATACAATGTAATCGGCATCAATTAATAATTCCATAGGTGGTTAATGTACTTCTGCCCAGTTATAGCCTGTCTGTGCTTCAGCAGCTATTGGACATCGTAGTGAATAATATTCTCCAGCTTGTACAGCTGTAGATTCTAAGCAACCTTTCATGTAACCAGTGTCACATGGGTCGCATTCATATTGTAGTTCGTCATGAACAAATGCTAGTTGATGAGCAGACTCAGGCAAGTGCTTATAGGCTAGTACCATCCACCGCTTCGCAATAACCGCTGCCGATCCTTGCAAAAGGTAGTTTAAAGCTTTGTGTGGCTTATCTACTAGGATACGTCGCTTGTCTAAGCCTAGAACATATCCTCTCTCACTGACCTTCTTAACCGCTGTAAGTAATTCTTTAAGACCTGGAATCGCATCAACATACGCTTTTCTGATCTCTCTGCCTTTCTTAACAGCTTTCTCGTCAGATAATTGCTTATCATAGCTATGACCTAGTTTTTGGTCTCCAGCTCCGTAGAGGAAGGCATAGGAAATGGTCTTGATTTGTTTTCTAGTGACTCCGACTCTGTCCGCATTTGTTTGGTGAATGTCTCCATTGAGGAGGATTTCGGCATAGCGTCCTTTATCATATCGGGCGAGATAATGGGAGAGCATCCGTAGCTCAATGCCACTAAGATCGGCACCGACCAATATCTTACCTGGAGTAGCCGTAAATAATTGTCTAAATCTTTCATCTGAGGGAACTTGGGATAGGTTTGGTTTTCTATGGGCACATCTAAATGTAGATGTAGCTACTGAACAATGGTGGTGAACTCTAGACTTCGTAACAAGCTTCTGCCATGCGTTCACGCCTTCTGATATCATCCCTAACTTTTTCGTCAGATCCAGAAGTTTCAAGAAATGAAGAGCTATATCCGTCCCAATATCTTTTAATACGGTCTCGTCTATAACCGCCTTCCCTGAGTTCGTCAGTGATGTAGGCTGCCAGTCGTAGTGTGTCTTTAGTATCCATGCTATATGGTCCCGTGAGGTGGGATTTAAGTCCTTGAGTTTGGTAAATGTAGCACCAGCGACATAGCCTTTGGTCCTATTAGCTCGTTTAGGAGTAAATAGTGGTCCGCTAACGAAAGGGTGCCTGTTTCGTAATACTTCACAAGTTTCTTCATACTCTCGTCTGAGAGCAGATTCAAGTTCCCGTGCAGCTGGCTCATCAAAAAACCATCCATGATTCTCCTGTTCAGTAAGTATGTGTGCTACCTGATGCTCTAGTTTGAGCCAGTCAGGTAAGGGTGGAAGTGGTCGCATAACTTTTCTGTAACTTTAACATCTTGTACACAGTAGTCTTGCATCTCTTGTGACCAATTTTTCCAGTCTGTTGTCTCTCCAAAGTCTCCTTTGTAGACACCAA